CTTCGCGGATGGCGCACTGAGTATGGTGTTAGACCATCCAGTGTGGGCTTTTGCTGCAGCGAACCTTCCCACAGATGCCGAAGATGGCGCCAAGGGGGAGATTACGATGCATATCCAGCCCGGCAACACTGTCGTGTTCGTGCCAAAGAACGCCTTAATCGAGAGATCGATCGGGGTAGAGCCCCGCATGAATGTCTTCGCCCAATTGGGCTTAGGCACATTGCTTCGAGGTATGCTGAAAAAACGGGCACACCTTGACCTCAACACGCAGAGTCCTAACCAGGACTTGGCGTTTGATGGGAGCCGCTTTGGCCATCTCGCTACCATTGACCTGTCGATGGCCAGTGATACATTGGCAATCGGACTTGTTCGGGACCTTCTGCCCCAAGGGTGGTTTACTGCCCTTGATTGGGTTCGGTCTCGGCATGGCATGCTACCTGATGGTGAGCTAATAACTTACCAGAAATTCAGTAGCATGGGCAATGGCTACACGTTTGAGTTGGAAAGCATGATATTCTATGCCCTGGCTCAAGCGTGTTGCGATACGCTCGGGATCTGTAACTTTTATACCCGTGCGTACGGAGATGACATCATTTGTCCAGTTGAGGCGGTCGCCTTGCTGGAAGAGGTGCTGAGTTATTGCGGCTTCCGGGTAAACCGGCAGAAGTCTTTCTCTGTCGGCCAATTCCGTGAGTCGTGTGGCGCAGACTTCTTTGATGGAACGAACGTCCGTCCACACTTCTGTAAGGAAGTTCCTACCGATGTCAAAACCCTTTACAATCTGGCTAACGGTATCAGCCGAGCTAGCTTTAGCTCTAATCGTGGCTTCGGCCGCGACGAGCGCTTTAGGCCTGCTTGGCTACGTACTGTACGCCGGATTCCTAAGCCTCTCAGGGGGATCCTGCACGCTCCAATAGTTACGGAGCGTTTGTGGGGTCCTTCCATAGAGACTGGAGATGGGGGCCTCATCGTTGATTTTGACGAGGCTCTTTCCTCCCCTTTTGTGCGTTTCGCACGAGAGTGGCAAGAAGGGTTCTTCTTCGGCACTCTGGTTGATGTTGCGTGGAGCGAGCGGGGCATAACTAACCCCAACGTACTTCTCGCCTATGCACTCTACCGGAGCAAGGACGGGCTTCCGCCGGATTCTAAGGCCAGCTTGATAAGTGGTCGTGGATCCGTTGGAGTGCGACTTAACTCACGAGCTTATGTTCGTGAGCCTTGGAATATAGGTCCCTGGACCTAGACCTCCTTTCCTCTAATTT